AAAGCTCTTGGCTCAAAGGTTGTTTACGACAAAGTAAGCAGTGACGACGCTGACATTGGCTTCCAGTCCCTGACCATCATCGGGCCAAAAGGACCAATCCAAATTGTTGCTGACCAGAACTGTACTCCTGACGTTGCATACTTGCTCCAGATGGATACCTGGACCCTTAACAGCCTTGGCGCTGCTCCACACATTCTTGATCTTGATGGCAACCGTATGCTTCGCGAAGCATCTGCGGACGCTTACGAAGTTCGAGTTGGTTTCTACGGAAACATTGGCTGCACCGCACCTGGCTACAACGCTCGCGTTAAGCTAGCATAAGGAGATTAGTACAATGGCAAGTCAATCATTTTTCGATCTAGAGTGCTCTAACCGCGACGTAAAGCTTGTTGCAGGACGTTTTGACGTTGGTAGTGCAGGCGCAATTACCACAAAGTTTGGTATCGGCTGGAGCGCAGTCAAGGAAACAGGCGCTGGCGAGTACACCATTACTCTTGATAAGTCTTACACGGGTCTGCTTCATGCCAGCACCATGCACTTTGACTTAGGTGCCGGAACTGACGAGTTTCAAATTGTTGTTACTGCAGAGGATGTTGCTAACGCAACAACCCCAACTGTAAAACTTCAATGCGTAAATACAGCCGGTGGCGCAGCTAATATTCCAGACGGTGACGATTTCAGCTTTTGCCTCTATCTCCTGGATGGCGAAGTAAGCTAAGGAGGTAAGTAATGGCTAACAGAACTTTTTTCGGCGTACAGGCAGTCAACCGTGAGTTGAAGATTCTGTCTTTCGCCGCAAAGGTAACAGGCACCGGCGCTTCTGCTGCTGTGGCTTTGTACCAAGGGAATTCGGATCAACCGCTTTCCATTGGTGCGACTGCAGAGGCAGACACGACCGGAACAACTGTCACAATTACTCTTTCAGACAATTATGAGGCGCTCTTGGGTGCTTTCTACACTGCTAAGAATGCAGCTGCTCCGACACATGTCACGGCTGTAACCGATGCAGTGGCGTCGGGAACTGTGACGCTTACTCTTAATACTGGACCTGCTCAGAATGACGAGTTCTATGTAACTCTACTTCTGAAGAACACGAGTGTTGCACGATGATGCAGGAGCAAGAACCTAAAAAGGGGATTGCTGCCATCATCTTAGGCAAGCGTGACGAGGAGTCGGGAGGCTCTGACGAATCCCAGCTTCAGGAAGCCACTGAAGATGCGGGAAGGCGCATGATGAGTGCGTTTAAGGGTGATGATCCTAAAGAGTTCATCGATGCTCTTAATGATTACTTAGACATGCGTGAGTAGGGGGGCTAGGCATGGCGACGTACACAGAATCTGACTTACGGACTCGTGCGCGTCGCCGCGCCGATATGGAAAATAGCACCTTCGTCACAGACGATGAAATCAGAGACTACCTCAACAGTAGCATCTCTGAGCTTCATGACATGATGGTGAAGAGCTATGAGGATTATTTTGTCTCTGAGCAAACGTATACCATCCCTCTTGCGACCGGGGGTGGTAGCCTGCCAGATGACTTTTATAAGGCCTTGGGCGTTGATTATAATTCGGGTGGAATTACTTCGACGCTCAAGGCTTATTCCTTCACTGAGCGCAACGTCTACAACACACCTTATGCCGTAATCGATAGGTTGGCTGAGCCAATGTACAAGATTGAAGGCAACAAGATTAAGGTGATTCCTACCAACTCACAGTCTGGCACGATTACCCTTTACTACGTGCCAAGCCCTGCGCAGTTCTCTAGCACTGTGTCGGAGATAGAGAATGTGATCCCTGGGTTTGAGGAATATATCGTTGTAGCTACAGCGATCCGTATGCTTATGAAGGAAGAGTCTGACGTATCAACACTTGAGCGTGAGCGTCAGCAATTGGCTAGTCGTATTATTCGGGCCATCAGCCCGCGTGATGCGAGTGGCTCTTACGCTATCCGCGACGTGCGCAAAGGCCGGTACAGAGACGACTTTATTCTTCGCTATTAGAGGTAGGTTATGGCTAGGTTTTCCAGTCGATATCATCAGAGCGAAGAGACGACCGACCTGCAAAGCTCCGTAGAAGAGTTTGCACATCAAATCGAAAAGCTACCATTTATTGATGGCGTCCTTGTAAAAGAGCAAAGACTGCGCCCTCAGGCGCTATTGCTTAACGAAGTAAAAGTAGGTCATTCCCTTGGAAGAGTTGCCACTGGGTATATAATCCTAAGAAACTCTGAAAACGCTACGGTGTATGATGGCCGTGGTGGTTTAGGCGATGCTACAGATCATATAAAGTTAAGGGCGACTGCTGAAACCACTGTTACTCTTTGGGTGTTTTAATGGCTCTGCAAAAGAAAACTGTTTCGTTCCCTATCCTGCAAGGCTCAGACGAGAAGTCATCTCTGCCTTACTCAGAGCCAGGATCTATCCAAGACTCAGACCAGACATCCTACCAGAAAACAGGTGAAGTGGTTAAGCGAAAAGGTTTTGATAACTTTCGCAATTCGTCATCCACTGTTGGGGATTCACCAATACCACTCTTGGCGCCGGATACAAAAGCAGGGCAACGACTCTATAAGTTCAGAGACTCTCTTGCGCTTGCTGATGGTCAAATGCTTTACACCAAGGTCGGTAATGGTAACATGAAAGCCATTGATAGGTTGCTTAACTGCACCTACAAGAACCAACCAACATACACCCCTTCAAACAAAAAAGTTGGTCGTGTCAATTTGATACGGAGAACCATTAACTCAATCGAATACGATATTTTTTCCTGGGTTCAAACTGCGCCTGCAAGAGCAGCATCAAATGACACGTTTCAAGTGATGATGGCGGTCAAAGAAGTTGCGAGTGGCACTTTTTTCCGAGACCCTGTTGAAATTATGTCGTTTAACCGTGCTGTTTCGAGTTCAAACTTTATAGATGAAATATCAACCATGCCATCTGTTCATATGGTTGAAAGCAACGTTGGCAAAATTTATGTTGTAACAAGCTGGACGAATACGACTTTCAGTAATCATGAAGTCCGATGCCAGGAGTTTAACTTTTCTTCAGGTATACCTGTTTTGACCGGAGCGACCAGCGTCAATCTTGCAAACACAGTGGGTACAAGCTTAGCCGTGCATCCTGGTGTTCCTTCAATTTCGGTGGATGTAAACACAGATAAGACCCACATGTATGTGCTTATCTATGATCCAGCACCAGGCCTAGCCGTCACAGTCACCAACGCGGTAATTCTGTACAGGTATGAGTTTTCTTCTTTTGCGACTCCGTGGAACGCATCTAACCTTATAGACGTAACACAGATATCAGGCGTCGCCACAAGCACAGACGTAAATATATCTCAAACAATAGGTTTCGGCGGAGGCGGGTTTATCTCTCCAGTTGTAAGGTATAGCGATCCAGGTAACGACATTGAATCGAGCGGGTATCCTATTATGGTGGCTTTTACTCGTATTGTGTCAGGAACATCTGGCGCAACTTCTAGATACGAAATTGCCTACAGGTTTGTAGAAGCAGATTTAGGTGGTTTTGCATCAACTGTTCCCCTTACCGATGGAACACTTAAAGATAAGCTGCTCTTAAACGGCACGCAGTCATACAAGGCTCCCACCTCAGCAGATGTGTTTTTTACTGCTGTTTCGAGAAAATACGGCACTATATTTGACAAAGACGGCGGGTCAAGCGTTGCGTTTACAGATACCGGCTCTTCGTTTTATTACGGCGTAAAAGCATTAACCGGAGGAAGTTCTCATAGTGGAACTAAAAAAGAAGGGCTTCTTACAATTGAGCCGGTGACAGCTGGAGCAATTGTATCGGATTCTGGCTCTAACTTAGTGTTATACGTCAAGCATCCAGGAGGAAGCGCCATACCAACCGTGACAGTGGTAGAGCCTGGAGCGGGCTTTAACAGCAAAGACACAGCTAATGTAAACAGCGAAATTGAAACATTCTTAGGCATGGGTGGCAGCCCATCTTTTACGTTAGAATTTGATGAAGACAGTGACTTAATAAGAACAAAAGACCACGAAATTCTCTATGATTCAGTCACTAGAACCTCAGCCGGAACGTTTAATTCAATATGCAAAAACGCATCACTTATATCCGACAGCATTAGAGAGTTTGTGTCAAACTCAACAGAAGCCAATGCAACTGGTAATGGCGCAGAAACTTACGTCAACATATCTCGCACCAATGGCAACACCGGCAGCTTTAACTCGTGTAACTTCCTTATCGACACCAGCGGTAAGATTGTCGCAACAGGCGTACCTACGCAGTCGTCTTTGAACGTTACGTCCGATTTTGAAAGTGTATACAAAAATATCTTTCGTATGTTTGATGGCGTATCAAAAGTAACTGCAGTTAATAAACCCGCAGACGGACAGGCTGACAAGTATATCTTTGGGTCAAACATACTTATCTCAGATGGTAACACTTACACAGATGCGACTGACTCTGAGCTTGCATCAGAAATAGGATCTGACCAGTTCTACTCGGTAAGCACGACCGAACTTAACCTAAAGCCTGCGCGTGCTCTTCCGGCTGTAGACATAGGGTCAGAACTTTTAATTGGAGGCGGCAGCCTTTTCTCTTTTGATGGTGTCAGTCTGGTAGAAAACGGATTCTATGAGTATCCTGAGGTTAGGACCCTGGAGCCAATTCCAACCAACTTTGG